AATCATTTTATCTGTACTTTTTGTTCTATCAACTTTCGCAATTGTATTTAGGATAGCTAAATTCGTTGGAGCTAACAAGCTTAAACAAACTCTTAACAAAATGACTGTAAGAGAAATGCTCGTACATAAAAGAGATAAATTTAGATCTTTGTAATTATGGGTAGGATGAAAGAATTGTTCATAGAACAACAGAATGAGATGGAAGCAGACAACACTTTTTATAAAGGTGTGCATGACTCAATGATTCATGGTCTAGCTAGAAAAGCAATAGAAGAATATATAGAAGAAGGTGATACACCTTGTCCCAACTGTAACCTGCCAACGTTATTACGTAATGAATCAAATGCTAAGTGCACAGAGTGTGCCCAAGAGTTTGTTTACGTTGATGGAGGCGCATTAAGATTTATATGATGTTAGATTATGAATATGAGTACAACGGTAATCTATTAGAAATAGAATATGAGTATGATCCCGGAGAAGAAACCGTATGGACAGAATCCAATGGTGACCCTGGTACACCGGGTATAGCACCTTCAATAGAAATTTATAAAGCATGGTGTATTCTTAAAGATAGAGAAGGTAAGTTTAGAGACGTAGATGTTACTGACTTTATACACACCAATCACATTGAATCTAAAATACTTGAAAGTCATGAGTGACAAAATAACAAAAATCATAGACAAAAAAACTTACGTCTTTACAGAAGGTAAATGGATAAATGAAAGATCTAATGAAGAATTAGACCCTCATGATCCATATTACCGTGCTGTATGGGACATAAAAAACAAATAATATGGCAAAGAAAAAAAAGAAAGATAGGCAGTATAGGTCTAATCAAGGTAGATCTCCTGAGAAAATGGAGAAAATATATAAAGGTTGTTTTTGGATAATATTAGTAGCCCTGTTTTGTATAGCAAGTGCAGGTATATATAATATAATGTCTTTATGAAAGATAATTTATTTATAAAGGCATCTATAAAAGACGGAGAGTTACACTTTCCTGTAAAAGCAGTGGGCACTAGGTTTAAGAAGTTCTTAAATCAATTACCTGATGATTCTAGATTAGAAATATTTATAGGAGTTGGTGGTGATAAAGGTAGTAACCCGCAATTAGCCAGGATACATGCTATGATTAGAGAAATAGCACAAGAAATTGGCTACACTTTTGTAGAAGCCAAATTAGAAGTAAAAAGAGCCGCCGGCTTATGTTTTGTAAGAGACAGACAAGAGTATTGTAAGTCTTTTGCAGATTGTGACAAAGATGAATTAAATCTTGCAATACAAGCATGTGTGGAAATAGGAAACTTTAATGGTATGAATCTAAGATAACTATTTAACTATAGTCATTTTAGCATTTATATCTTTAATTTTTTCTGATACATCTGATCCTTTCTGAATCATCTTGGCAAGTTCTTCTAAGTCAGCTTTAGTTGCTGTAGTTTCTGTTTTAATCTCTAAGTTTTGCTGTTGAGCTAAATACTTAAATAGCTGAATTAAGGAAAACAAAGTGTATATATCAGCCTCAAACTCATCTAAAGGTACTTGCTCTTGCTCATCTAATGGTAATTTAGCTTGAGAAACAATTTTCTCAAACTTAGCAAAGATACCCGGCAGTTCAGCACCTCTTTCACTGTTTTGAATAATCATTTTATTAGTGATTCTTTCTAAACCATGTATATAAGCAGGATTAACTTCTATACCTGTAATATTCTTGGTAAAGTCATATGTAACTCGTGAATGTAGTTCTTGATCAGCCATAATAATTAATTTAATAACAAATATACTATAATTTACTAAAAAAATGGATATAGACATCAATATATTAAGAGATAATTTAAATGGTAAACTGGAAAACAGTGGTTGGGACCGAATGCTTTCACCATATGTGAACGGTTTAAGTTTTGATTATATAATGCAAAAACTACGTGACAGTGTAGAACAAGGTAGGCGCTTTACCCCTAGATTTAAAGATGTATTTAATGGTTTTTATGAATGTCCTTATGATGACTTAAAAGTTGTTATTGTAGGACAAGATCCTTATCCGCAGCTGGGCGTAGCAGATGGAATTGCATTCAGTTGTAGTAGAAAAGGTAAAGCTGAAAAGTCATTACAATATATACTTAAAGCCCTTGAAGATGAGGATGGAGATGTAGATTTAAGACGTTGGTCCAATCAAGGCGTGCTGTTAATTAATACAGCATTTACATGTGAGATAAACAAAATTGGTTCTCATTATGGTATATGGAAATCTTTTACAGAACATGTCTTTGACAATATCAATAGGCATAACCCAAATACAATATTTATATTGATGGGTAAGAAAGCAGAAGCATGGCAAACTTTACTTCCCAACTGTAAAATTTTAAAATGTTCTCATCCAGCATCTGCTGCATATAGAGGAGGAAAATGGGATTGCAATGATGTATTTAACAAAGCAAACACAATGTTAATTAAGCAAGATAAAACTTGTATAAACTGGTAATAATGGGTATATTTGTTACCCCGTAATAGTAATTAAATGGTTGACACTCAAAAGATTAAGCAAAAAGCTCAGATAGAGCGCTTTAAAAAAAGATTTTACAGAGAGCATGATATAAAGTTGTTTGTATTGACTCCTGGAATTTCTAAATCTAATTTAACTCTATCAATGTATAAGCAACTAACTATGCTTGCTGTTGTTGAAGAACACCCTAAGTATGCAAAGTATAATTTCAAGACTAAATCAAGAGAGCGTGACTTTGTATTGTATATCCAGGCAATGAGTTTCTTAGCCAGTAAAGATGGTTATTCTAAAACGGCTATTGGAAAAGCAATTTATAGAAACCATGCTACAGTTATAAACTCTTGTAGAATAATTAACAATGGTATAGAAACCAGAGATAAAAAGATCTGTACAATACTGCAGAATTTACAAACTAAAATAGATAAATATGTGGGAACTGTTACAAAAAATATTGAAAGAAAAGATGACACCAAACCAGTGTCTGATCCTATTTGGGATGAAGCAAGGCGTTTCATCAACAGCTAGTAGTAAATTAGATAAAGACATATTGGTTTCTAATGGATTTTTAATATTTGAAAAGGATACATATAAGTTAACACCAAGCGCAAAAGCGTTCTGTGCTAAGCTTGACAATTATTTTATTAAAGCAAAGAAGAAGACTGATATTCAGCTAATGGGTAAAAACTTCTCTGAGCAAATAAGTGCATATAGAGAAACATTTCCTAATACTAGACTACCTAGCGGTAAGCCTGCAAGAGTAAATGTAAAAATGTTATCAGAATCATTTAGATGGTTCTTTGAAACATATGATTATGAATGGTCTGATGTTATAAAAGCAACTAAGATGTATGTAAATGAATACCGGGATGCAGAGTATATGTATATGCAGACCAGTCAATACTTTATATGCAAGCAAGATAAGCATAAAGTTAAGTCTTCTACTTTAGCTGACTATTGTGACATGATTAGAGATGGAATTGATACAGAAGAAAAAACTTTTAAAGAAAAAGTAGTATAATGGGTAAAACTGATAAATCATGGGTAGGACAACATGCTGCATTTAGCGAAGCATTAAAATATATGAACGCTAGGCAAAAGGGTGAAGAGAAATCTATATACACACCTTGGCCTAAGTTTAATGATGCTGCTACTGATGGTTTAGAATGGAATACTCTAACTGTTATTGGTGGTAGACCTGGTTCAGGTAAAACATTAATCAAAGATCAAATCATTAGAGAGTCGTTTGCACTTAACCCTCATGATGAGTTTAGAGTATTAGAATTTCAATTTGAGATGGTGGGTAGAACCTCAGCAATCAGAGAATTTAGTTCTATGACTGGTAAAACATATAAGGAATTGTGTAGTGCAGGTAGTATTTTACAACCGGAAGTATTGAATAAGTGTTTAATGTATGCCAAGGAAAGAGTTAAGAATCCTGTAGATATAATTAGCACGCCCTTAACTGTAAATCAAATGCGTGAGCAAATTGACATGTATATGAATTTACATAAAGGTAAGAAGACAATTGTAACACTTGATCATACAATGTTAGTCAAGAGAGCACCTTATCAAAATAACACATTAGATATGATGTTTGAGTTAGGTGAGTTCTTTACACAATGTAAAAGGGATTATCCTATTCTGTTTATTGCTTTATCACAATTAAACAGAAATATAGATAGTCCAGAGAGAGCAATTGACGGTAAGTATGGTAACTATATATTAGAATCAGATATTTTTGGTTCAGATGCAATGTTACAGCATGCGGATATGCTAATAGGTATTAACAGGCCAGCTAAGCAAAAGATTAGATACTATGGTCCTGATAGGTATATTATAGAAGATGACAAGACGTTAGTTTTACATTTTCTAAAAGCAAGAAATGGTGATGCTAGAATGAGTTTCTTTAAAGCTAAGTTTGAACAGATGAAGATTGAAGAAATGCTAACACCATCACAACAAGAAAGAAGATAAACACTTAAAAAATTAATTAATGGCAATATCAACGGCAGAGCGTAAAAAAAGAGTCTCTGATTTAAGAGAGTTGCATGAAGATTACTTTCAAACAGAAGGTAAGATTAATGCATTATACATACCTAAGATGGCATACAGGCCCTCTGGTAAGGATGAGTTACACGTAAGCTTTTTTCCCAGTGAATTAGAGAAAGAAGAAGATATATATACAGAGTTTGTAAGTATAGACTATGTAAGTGAAGATTCAAAGAGAACGTTATATCTTTTGCATTATAACCCACACTGGAAATCAGAGTATGAACTTGTAACTTCTAACTCAGGATTTCAAAGACATATGATTCCTGTAAGTGAGTTAAAAGTAGTTAATGATATAGTTACTGCTCCTGCAAAACCAAAGTTCTCTACTAAATCTGTAAAGAGTGAAACATCTAGTAAGATTGCTGATGTATTTAATATTGCTGACCCAGAAGCAACACCGTCTTCAGACTTAGTTAACAAATTGGAAGAAATTAATCAAACCTTGATAACCTTAACCAAAGTAATTAATAAATTTAATAAATAGATATGGCGCAAAGTGTATTAGTCATAGCAGATTCAGGAACTGGAAAATCCACTGCTATTAGAAATTTAAATCCAGATGAAACTTTTATCATAAACATTGCTAATAAACCATTACCTTTTAAAGGTTGGAAGAAAAACTATACTTTAATTAGTAAAGAAAATCCTAAAGGTAATTTAGCATCAGCTTCTTCTGCTATAGGCATTATGAAAGCTATAAAACATGTAGATGAGAAAATGCCTGCAATCAAGACTCTAGTAGTTGATGACTGGCAATATATGAGCTCCTTTGAATATTTTGATAGGGCTAATGAGAAAGGTTATGATAAGTTTACTCAAATTGCGGCTAATCTTGCCCAGGTGGCTAAGATGCCTAAAGATTTAAGAGATGACTTAACTGTAATTTTCTTAACTCATTCAGAAGATTCAACAGATTTAAATGGAAATAGAAAGGTTAAAGCAAAAACTATAGGTAAAATGATAGACAATACTTTGACTTTAGAAGGCTTATTTTCAATTGTGTTATTTGGTAAAGTAAATAAAAATGATGATGGTGAACTTGAATATGGTTTTGAAACTCAAAACAATGGAGAGAACACATGTAAATCACCTCAAGGTATGTTTGAAGAACGCTTCATCCCAAACAACCTGCAGTATGTAAAAGACTGTATGAAAAAATATGAAGAATAATTAATAAATTAATAAAACAAAAATTATGTTAAGTACCAGTGGAATGTCAGCCGGAAGCGGTAAAGAAAAACCAGTAATTGGACCAGGAAATCAAGTTGTTAAAATCAACTCAATCACATTTGATGTAACGCCATATGCTGCGGATGCATTTAATATTATATTACATGTAGAATCAGAACCTATAGAAGGAGAATTTCAAGGTTTCTTAGTAGATCCTAATAATCCAAATAGTCCGCGTTATGCAGGCCAAGTAGGAAGAGTAAGATTTTCTCAGTATGCATATAAAGATACTATCTTACCAAACGGTAATGAAATCAGTAGAGACACTGAAGTTATGAAAGCAATGATTTTTCTTTCAGAGCAAATTGGTAAGAGAACTGAGTTAGATGCTATTCAAGCAAATACTATTGAAGAATTTATGCTTAAATGTAATACTGTATTATCAGGACCTACATTTGTAAATGTTTGTTTAGGTACCCGTGAGTGGGAAAACAAAGATGGTTACATAAATAATGATCTTTACTTACCAAAGCTAAGCAAAGCGGGAATTCCTCTTGAAGCTTTAGGTGTAGAAAATTCTAGATTAATTACATATAATGTAAATGATAAGAATCACTACAGACCTGTTATAGTTAAAGAAGTACCAGCAACAAATGCATTTG